GAACAAATAATTCTTGAACTTCGAAGATTAAGAAAGGGTTTTGGTTTTCATATGAATAGATTTAAGATTTTTGTTGAAACTATAATGTGGGAAAATCCTTTAATAAGAGAAAGTATATACTTTTTTAAAACTCTTGGTAAAGCAGTAATTGCTCCTGCAAAAGTTGCAAGAATTTTATTTAGAAAAAGAGGTGGTTACGCTGGTTTAGCATCTAGAAGTAGTAATGCTTTACAAGCTATTTCAGATAATGTTGCAACATATGGAACAGTTAGTGCAGTTCATGATGATAGAAGGGATAAAATATTAGAAGAAATAAAAAGGGCTGTACAATATACTGCAACTGCTGTAACTGGAATTCCTTTTCCTGATACAAAAATAACAGCTCAGGATATGAGATGGTCATTGTTTGGAAAAGGATTAAGAAGTATAGCAGCTCCTACAGAGTGGCTTTTGAAAAAATTTGGTGGAAAAGCTGGTGAATTTTTAACAGAAAAAAGAACTGTTGGAGGAGAAGCTAAAAGAATTGGTGGAGCAGCATGGAAAGCTTTAACTACAAGGAAAAAAGTTGATAATTCTATTATTGAAATGAAAGAAGGAGTTGATTATATTGCTCTTACAGAAAGAAAATTACTTACTACTGCAAGAAAACAAGAAGAACATACATCTAAAATGTCAAAAAAATTAAAAGGATTTGGTAATACTATTTGGAAATTTCTAATTGGTATATTTCCTATTTTTACTAAATTAGGCAGTATTCCTACATTGATAACTAAATTTATTGGAGGAAGAGCATTAACAAGAGTTTTTAGTGAATCTTTAGGATCTGTTTTTGGTAAATTTGGAGGAAGATTATTTTCAACTTTCTTTGGTAAAAATAGTTTTATTGTTTCTGCCCTTGGAACATTATCTTCTGTAGTTACAAGTAAATTAGCAACACTCCTTGGACCTGGGAGTTTCTTAGGGTCAAAACTGGGAGGTTTAACATCTATAATTAGCAATAGTGTTTTAGGAAAAGTTACAGGAGTTGCTGGAGCTGCTGCAATTGGATATTCTGTTGGAACTCTTATCAATAAAGGAATTGATAAAGCATTTGGTGAAAAAGGTGGTTTAGGAAAATGGATATATGATAAAACTCATAAAGAGAAAGCTGATGATAAACTGATTCAAAGAATTGAAGAAATAAGAAAAAGAAGTCCTGAAGCTGCTGAAAGAATAGAAAGTATTGGAGGATTATTACCAAAAGATTTTAAAGAAAAAAGATCAAAAAATAAAAAAGTTTCAAGTGGTATTGGAACTTGGTTATCTTCTTTTACTCCAGAAACTGCTGAAGAAAAAGAATCTAGATCAAATAAAAAACAACTCGGTGTTATTTCTGAATTATATGAGTCTGGAGGAAAAGGTCCTGGAGCAATAAGTTCTGGAAAAGGTGATAAGGGTGGAGCTTCATATGGTATATATCAATTAGCATCAAAAACTGGAACATTACAAAAATTTCTTGAGAGTTCAACTTTTCAAGATAGATTTAAAGGACTTACTCCTGGAACAGCTGAGTTTAATAAAGTATGGAAAACTATTGCAAGAGAATCAAGTGAGGTTTTTGCAAAAGAACAACGTAATTTTATAAAAGAAACACATTTTGATAAATTAATAACTAATTTAGGTACAATTGGAAAAAATTTAGCAGAAAGAGGGAAAGCTATTAAAGAAGCTTTATGGTCAACCGCTGTACAATTTGGACCAAATACTAATGTAGTAAATAGAGCATTATCTGGAGTTGATATTAATAAATTATCAGATTCAGATATTATTCAGAAATTATATGATGAAAAATCAAAGGTTGGTAAATGGTTTAGAAGTTCTCCTGAATTATGGGATAGTTTGAGAAATAGATTTTCTTCAGAAAAACAATCTCTTTTAGCTATGGCTGGAACTTCTGGAATTCCAAAAGCTAAAAAAGGTGGAATGTTAATTGAAGCACATGCTAATGAACTTTTTATACCTTTAACTGAAAGAGTAAAAGATAGTTTAATGTCAGCACTTGATAAATCTAAAATAGTTAGAGGACAAGTAAATGAAGCAATGGCTGAAGGGAAATATATTGCAAAAGAAAATGCAGAAGCACAAGATAAAACTGCAAAGAAGATTTCTGGTAGTAATAAAGATGTTCATAATATTATAAATAATGTAACACATGCTTTTGCTAATACAACACAATCAGTTGTAAGTAATATGGGTAATAAACAAGGAAATAATTCTCCAATTAATAGATATACAGCACTTGTAGTAGAAGGAGATTTAGGATAATAGAGGAGATATAATAAAATGACTACAATTCCATCAATTATTGGTTTACCTCCTAGAACTTATGTAAGTGATAAAATGATATTGAATTCGATGCCAATAGCTTCTATCAGACCATGTATTCCAGAATTTAGAAAAGGTATGACATTATTTAGTTTAAAATCTGCTTGGGATACTGGGAAGTCTCCAGACAGCCCATCTTATACTGAACTCTTATCTCATTTAGGTTTCGAAATTGAAAATGGATCCTCAGTAAAAGCAGTTCGAGTTGCTTTTATAGCAGATAATTTTCCAACTGATTCTTTTACAAATGAATATGGAGAAAGTTTTCTACAAAAATTTACAAATGTTGCTTCTGAGGGAGCTGCAACTATTAATCAACTTTTAGGAACGAGAACTGCTACAGATGCTTTTAAAAATATTCAAACACAATTATCTGGTGGTGGAGTAGTTTCTGAATATTTAAGTAAAGCAATGGAAAAAGGTGGTGCAGCAATATCTGGAGTTATGTCTTCCTTATCAAAAATGAGTGGTGGTGCATCTCAAAATATAACTGATATTACTTCTAAAATGTTAGCTGGCGCTAGAATTGATTTCCCTCAGGTTTGGAAAAATAGTGGCTTTTCTCCATCATATTCAATGACAATTAGATTATATAATCCAGTTCCATCAAGTGAAACATATACCCTAAAATATATTGTTGGACCAATAGCTGCATTACTTCTTTTAGCTGTTCCAATATCTGGAGATGGAAATACTTATAACTGGCCATTTCTACATAAAATAAAAGCACCGGGTATTTATAATTTAGATCCGGCTTTTATAAGTAATGTAACTATAGTAAAAGGTGGAGATCAACAACAAATTGCTTATAATCAAAGAATGGGAATTGTTGATGTTAGAATAGATTTTGGAAGTTTATTTAATAGTATGTTAGCAGGTACAAAACTTACTCATGATAGACCAAATGTGAAATCATATATTGATGCAATGAAATCTTCAAAATCTACTAGTAGAGTTACAATGAAAGAAGGTGAACAATATTATAATAATACAATTATTGGAAAATCTAATTTCATAGAAACAAAAAGAAATATTAGAAATACAAATTTAAGTATTGACCCATCATCAACTGCACAAAATACAGCAGATAGAATTAAAAATTATATGGAAGATTTTGGTAATGAATTATCATCTGCTATTCCGCAAGTTACAGATGTAAATGTTACTGGTAGTATAACAAATGCAAATATGAGAGTAGATTTTACACCAATTCAAAATACTGCAAGAAGAATTGAAGAATCAGTTAAAAATTTTGGGGATACATTAAAAATTTTGGAGCCAGGTTCTATTGGAGATGTAACTATTACTGCAAATCCTTCAGATGTTAGAATGAATGTAGATATAACTCCAGTTGAAAATGCTGTTAGACGAGTGTCTACTTCTGTTAAAAATACAGCAGATGATTTATTAAGAAGAGGTCCATCTTCTATTGGTAATGTAAATATAGTTGTTTCTGGTTCTGAAGTTAATGTTTCTGTATAATTAACAAACGTGATTTCTAAAGGAAAGTGTTATATAATAGGCGAGATAAGAATTAATTAAAAATTTTGTTTGATTTGCTAATTTTTCATATTCTTTTATATAATTTACTTCTTCAAGTATTTTTTGTAATAATAGATTAACTTGTGTTTTAAAATAGTTTTTTCCGGGAATAGTCCTTTTGATTGACATTAAAGATTTCATAATTTTATAAAAATCTTTTCCACATAATTGTTTAACTTCTTTTAAATCTTTGACAAATAATTGTAATATATTTCTTATATTATCGGAATATTTAATATTACATAATTTATCTGTAATTACATTTGCTAAGTTTATATTAATTTTAGTAATTGTTTTTGCTTCTTTTAATGCTTTCTGATCTATTACTTTATAAATAGTTATATTTTTCACAAGTTGTTCTATAACTTTTGAACTTCTTTCTTGATGTTGTATTTGAAATGAGTCATCATCATTATTGATTTCTTCTTCTTGTGTTTTAATGTATGAACCGTCTTTTTTTGCTTTATAATATGATTCGGAAAAACTTTTTACACTTTGAGATATTCTATGTCTACATTCTGTAATAAACTTTAAAATTTTATCTGTATTTTTATCTAGTATATCTTTCTTATATTTTTTTGTCATTTCATTTGAAAGATAATAAAGACCATTCGGAATAGTTCCTTCTCGTATAAACAAATTTATTTTTGACATATTTTGTAATGTATATCGAAATACATCAGGATTACAATATTTAATATGTTTTATCATTAAATTAGTATAGTATCGTATACAAAAATAAGTCATTGTATACATAAATGATATTTGGTCTTTTTTCTTTAAAAAATAATACATTATAAATATTAAAAAATTTGTTATTGGATCATTTGGTAATTTCCATTTTGAAGCTGGAGTATTCTTATATAAATTTTTAGTAAATTCTTTTATGTCTTTTTCAGATAAATTACATATATGTAATAATTCATAGTAATTCTTTTTAAGACTTGGATAATAACATGGTTCCACTAATCTAGATAATTCTGTCGCTGTAATATTTGCAATTACTTTTTTTAATTTGTAATAATCTATATTTGACTTTTCTAATAATTGATCCATCATAAGAATAATTATCTCTCTAATATTCTAAGAGTTATATCATCTGTAGTAAAATATATATATTCGGGAGTATATACTAATAATTGATTTTGTGTTAAGTCAGTATTTAAATCGAAATTAAAGAAAATACTAGATTCTGGTCTCACTAATCTACAATGATCTACTCCGTTTATTTCTTGTACAACATCAATAATTTCAGATCTATAAAGATTTATATTAGTTCCAAATCTATTACTAAAACTATCAACTAATGTACTTCTAATTGAATTTGCTAATTCTGTTGTAGATCCGCTATATGTAGAAGATTTAAATACTTCTAATTCAATTTGTAATGGAATTTCATATTCAGGTAAAACCCATCCAGATTCTCCAAAAATATATTTCTTTTCAAGTTCATTAATATAAACAATATCATCTGTTGCTGGAGTTGTAAAAAACCAAGTAACATTTGTTGCATCAATACATTGAACTATTTTATTATCTTGATTTAACCATGTTCCAGTTGCTCCAGTTCCAACAATATATCTATCATTTAAAGTTGGACTTGATGGTGGAGTTGATCTAAATCCAATTACGTTTTGTTTATTTGTTGGATTATATTGCATTCCTATCATATTACCAGTAGTATTTGTAAACTTTACATTAGCAAAATCAGTTAACATTTTATAAGAGGACATATCCATTTCAGTCATCATTTTTTGTAAAACTAATTTTTCAAAGTTTCTTTTATTAATTTCATCATAATAAGACTTTTTAATAACAGGAATATCATATACAATTGTACTTGTAGAGTCATTAGCAAAAGCATTCGACATCATGAAGTTATTTAGGTTTTTTCTAAATACTAGAGATGCTGAATATTTAGATACTGAAGTTCCTCCAGATGCTATTGTAAAATAATAAGTTTCTTCATTTTCTGGAATAGAAGTATAATCTGAAAATTGATATATAAAAGAGCTAGCAGTTGAATCATTAATCATATTATAAGTTACTCCAGTGCTAGCTATTTCCATTTCACAAGTTGCAGAAGCAATATTACTTTCAGTTGAAGAATAATGTAAATTAAAATCTGCTCCTTGACCATTTTTTGAAACTCTTAATCTATCTGCATAAAAATTATATGTAGTACTGAAACTTGTAACTAATGTTGGAATTATATCTACTTGATATATTATATAATGATAATAAGCTGCTTCATTAACACTATCTATTGTCATATCAAATATAGTATAATATTGAACTCCATTAATATTTAATATAGTGTCTCGTGGAATATATGTATCTGTAAATAGATGATAAGTGTTTCTAGTTGGAACTATATCACTAGAAAATTCAAGTATTGTAAATATTTGTATTTCATTTGTTTTGATATCAGATCTTTTTAAAATTGGAATTGAATTTGATGCCAACGGGGAATCTTCTATTACAACATTAATATTTTCATAATCTGATTCTGCCACTAATCTGCCTAATGATACTAAAGAAGAAATTGAGTCACTTCTAATATCTTCTAAAGATTCCTCTTCTGTTCCTGAAGTTCCAGGTTCAGTGTTAACAACTGTATATGAAACTATTTGAGTTGCACCAGAATTTGTAGTATTATATATTCTTTCTCCTTTTGTTATAGAGCCAACTATAATATTTCCATCTTCCCCTTCAGTTTCATCAATTGTAACTCTAACAGTACTTCCTGGAGTTGGTTGAACTCCAATTAATCCATTTCCAAAATATAAATTTCTACCAGTGTCCGTTCTTCTAGAAACATAACCAGTTGATGTACTACTCATTAAATATAAACTATTGTATTCTGTCCATGTAGTCCATCCAGTTCCATCAGGTTCTCTAATTTCTACTATTAATGAAGATACTTTTCCATCAATAGGTACTTCAATTGTTGTGAATTGATATGTTTGTAAATCTTCATCTATTTGAAATTCTTGTTCAGATATTTTTAATTGTTTTAGTGGAAGAGTAAAACTAAATTCTTGTTCATCTATATCTATATCTACAGGTATATTATACGTTTTAGTTCCATCTTGTAAAGTAATTGTAATAGAAGAATTATTTACGATTCTTATAGTAGTTTCATAATATGTTATAAATTCAATTTCTCCAGCATAAAATTTAAAACCTTCTGGAATAGTAAATGAAGTAATTGCATCTGGAAAACCAAGTGGCATAGTTATAAAAACCGATGTAACTGCATATTGTGCTTCAATTGTATTATATCCAAGAAATGCAGATAAATTTAGAATAGATTCAGGTAATTGTGCTTTTGTAAGAAAGAATTCTTTATAGGCAGATATTTGATAAAATAATAGATTACTAGTAAGAGTCGATAATATATTTACTATAAAAGAAAGAAACGATGGTTTCGTTAAATCTATATTTTCAAGTTCAAGATAAGTTTCTAAATATTCAACTATTTGACTTCTAATTTCATCTCTTGATAAATATATTTGACTAGAAATTGAAGTGTCTGTCATTTTTTAAATATCCTCTACAATAAATAAAAACCGCTATTTTCATCATATAAATTATCTAAATATCCTTTTAAATCTTCATTTTTAGATAACATTCTAGTTAAAGTTGCAGCGTCAGAAATTGTATGTATTTTTTTATCATATTCATAAAAAGTATAAACTTGATTTAATTGTTCTTCTAATTGTGTAACTGTAATACTTTGTTCTACTTCTATTTTTAATTTCCAAAAAGATCGATCTGTATTTGTTGATTTTTCTATTCCAGTAACATTAAATAATGGATATATATCATTAGTTGGCCTTAAATATGCTTGTTCTAATTTTACTTTATCATTTGCATATGGAGTTATATTATAAGTACTTGGCATTACAATATTTGTTTCATTCTCTTTAATTAAACCAATATCTTGACCATCAAAAATAGTAGATATTTCATCTGTAAAATATATTGGAAGCAAAAGATATTTATCCCATTTTACTCCAGATAATTCACCAACTCTTTCATAAGAACCACCCATTAAATTTTCATTATCCCAAACAGTTTCAGTTGGATTAATATTATAATAAGTAACTAAAAATGCTATTCCATGTTTACTATATATATCATATACAAGTCTCTGATATTCATGTATATAATCATAAAGTCTTGTGTATTTTTGCATTTTAGTTTTTAACCTTTATTTGTATTTAGATAGTTTTTCTTTTAATTTTTGGATTTTAGAATCTATTTTTTCAACACATTTTTTTGGTTGTTTACTTTTATTACAATTAGATTTTCCCTTATTAAGAGTATTTATTTGTGCTTTAAGAGCTTCTTGTTTAAATTTTGTAATGCAATCAACTCTTCTATTTCCAATATACTTATAACATTCTCTACCAATTTTTGTTAGATATTTTTTGTAAATTTTATATGCACCTTTAATTACTAATGCTGCTACAAAAGCAGCTGTAAGTTTTCCAACTCCAAAAATCATATTCGTTAGGGGATCTTCTTTTAATACAACAGTATTGTTAATTTTTTCATCTTCTTTCATATATCCTTCTGTAAGTAAAAATAAAACTTGTTTTTCGGTAGCATTTTGAACAAAGTCAAGTAGTTGAAATTTTTCTTCTTTTGTAAGATTATCTTGTTCTGTAATATATATTCCAGTAAATATTTTAAGATCTGTTATGTTCATCTTATTTTTCCTCTTTTTGTAATTTACTTTTTATATTATTAAAAAATCCAGAAACTAATGAATTTTTCTTTAATCTCATCATTCCATATTGTTTATCATTAATTCCTAGAATATAAAGATTTAAAGATCCTTTATATAAAAATATTTTATCTTTTTTATATTCTCCTTGATATTCTAAAGTAGAATTAGATAAAATATAGTTTCCTTTAGATTTGATTTTTATATTAAATACATTATTTTTACTTGATACTGTACAAGGAACTTTATCTAATAATACAAATCTTTCTTCAAAATCATCTTTTGTGACTTCTAATAGTTTTTCTATCATTTCATTTGGTAATATATCATTTAATGTAAATACATATGTATTCTCTTCATTTTCTAATTCACCAAGTAATGTTAATAAACAAGAAACTCCTTTTCCAACTGGTATTGAAAAAATATGTACATTTCCTGAATGTTTCTTTTTAAATAATCCTTTATACATTTTAATTACAAAGTAATATATATACATAATTATCTTGTAACTCCCTCATAAAGAGACTCATCAATAGTAACTGTCAAATCTGCAGTTTCTCCTTCATATTTAACTGAAATAGATATATTAAATCCTTTTTCATTACCTGGTAAGAATTGAACTTCTAAATTTACTAACTCAGCTCGATCTTCAAATCTAAGAAGTCTATATTCAATTTCATTTTTAACTCCTTCTAAAGTATCTTCATCTTTTGGTTCAAAAACATATTTATATAATTCACTACCAAATTCAGGATCATCAATATAACTTCTAAGTGGAATTAATAGAATGTTATTCCAATTTGTTATTATAACATTGATATTATTTACTCTTTGGAAATCACCAGATGATAAAACTATTGGTGTAACATCGGATATTCTATCATATGAACCAATTACTTTCTTATTAAATCTATCTAGTAAATTTGCCATTTATGAAGTTTTTTCCTCTAACATTTTTTGTCGATCTTCTTCAAGATCTGATTTCCATTTTAGATAATTTTGAAATCTTTTGACTGGCATATTTACAATTTCTATATATGATTGTTTACTTAATTCCATACAAGAAAATATATTTTCTGCTAAATTTCTTTTGTATGTAATTATTTCATTATGCCGAGTACACCATGCGAAAAAAATTGTCCACCAAATCTATATTAATAACTTCTTCATGCCCACAAAATTGACAATGAGATAACATTTTTAATTCAATACCATATTTTCCAAAATTTTCTTGATATTTATTAAAGATTTCTCTTTTATCTTTTGCAGGAAGACTTAAGTAAGCATCAATAATATCTTCTCTTTCATTATATATAATTGGATTTTTCGATTCTTCTACATCTTGTTCAAATTGTTCAATAATAGATGTTTCAGTAGATATATCAAGATTAGTTTTAGTAGAAACTCCACTATTTTTTAATGAAGTTATTTCATCAAAAAGAGTAGGTTGTTTTATAATTGCAGAAACTCCTTTTGACATTGGAAGATCACATTTGATTTTCTTTGTTAAAACATCATTTTCTGGATATTCATTAAAATTAAAAGTAGAAGAAGCTTTAACTGTAATTGGATATCTTTTTGAACAAGATCCACAAAGAACATCATAATTTCTAATATCTTCATATGTTATATGATACAAACCATATAAAAGAGCTTCTCGATCTTTAATAGTAACATTTTTTAAGAAAGAATTATAATCTGTAATATTTTCTGGTTTTGATGTAATTGAATCATATATACATTGGTTTAAATGTTCTGTAACTTTGGTAGGAGTCATAAGACTCCCTTTTAATCTTTCTTCTTCCTGTACATTTAAAGATCTGACTTTAAATGATGCTTTCGTTTGAGGTGTTATTACTTCGTATTCTGGATACGCTAAGTTGAAACCTTTAAACATGAATCTATCTCCTTTCTTTTCAAAAGTTTATTAAATTGTTTTTCTCTTAAAAAATGCTAAAATTTTTAGAAAATTTTTTATTATATTTTTGTTTTAATTTTTCTTCCGATTATATTCAGATTTTTCAAATCTTTTATTAATATCATCTTTAATTATCTTATCTTTTTCTAAAATTTTACTATCTAATAATAACGTCTTTAATTGAAGATCATCTGCTTCTTTAACAAAATTTAAAAGTTTAATTTTGTTATCTTTACTTTTATTTGATTCAACTATTAATGAACCACATAATATTTTTAGATTATTATCCATTTTTTTCCTCATTAAATATGTTAATTTTACTTTTGTAACTTTTCAATTTGTTTTTTAATTTTCTTCATTTTACTTCCAATTGCAACCATACATTTCTTTGGATCTTTGGATTTATTACATCCAGCTGAAGCAGTTTTTAAATCATTCATTTGAGCATTTAGAGCTTTCAATTTATAACCTTTCATACAAGCAGTTTTTTCTTTACCAGATTTTCCTTTACATGCTTTAGCAGCTTGAGACATAAATCTTTGATATGTTTTTACAGCACCATATATTAAAAGAGCAGCAAGTGCAGCAGCTCCTAAAACAGTAGCTCCACCACCAACAGCAGCAGCAGT